CGCTAACTGATGCAGCACTATTCTGCTTGTTCTTTACCTTAGGAGCTGTCTCTATTGGAGTTTTTGGTTGAGAATTATGCCCATTAGATAAAGTTTTCCAGATGTTTACCAAGTTCTCCTGAGTTACATTATTTGGGTCAGCCATAAATTGTCTATATTCAACAATTTCTGTATCACTTAACCCCATTTTCTGCAACTCTGCGGTTTCAGCGTCAAATGCCTGAGACTCACTTAGCTCAGACTTTAACTTTTCTACCTCTTGCATAGCTTGAACAGCGCCTTGACGAATAAGCCATTCGTCTTGCTGTTTACGCCATTGTGCGGAGCTAGAGTTTTCAATGCTTTCATCGAGAATATCATAATCTTCTGGCTTAGCCGGAGGTGCATTTAAGTCCTGTTGTTTTTCCTGTACTGTTTCTGTGAGTTTTTGAACTACATCAGGATTCTTAGCAAGGTATTCATCTAACTGTGCTAGCTTATCAAACTTTTGTTTTTGAGAATCCCATTCGTTTCTATCCTTATCGGACTTTGACTGTAGGGATTTATAAGCTTCTGCAAGTTTTTGAACGCCTTCCTCGTCATTCTTAAATTTATTCTCAATTAACCATTGCTCAATCTGTGATTGCGTTTCCGGTTCTTTATCTACTTTCTCATCAGATGTAGTTTCTTGAACTTCTTCTGTTTTCTCCTCTTTTGCAGTTTCTACCGCTTCTTGTCGAGGTTCTTCAACTTCTTGAGAAGAGCCTGAGTTGAATTCATCTAATTCAGCCATAAGGTTATCTTCATTCATTTCTTCTACCTGATTATTCTGGTCTTCTTTTGTCATTACGATGCTCCTTTAAAGTTATCCGCTATGCTTGCGAAGCTTTGGTTTCTGAGTTAACCGCTTGTTTTAAGCTAGACAAATCCTCGCTGACCATGCGGGTTTTGTCTCTCTGTCGTGCTTGCTCCAGCTTTGCGTTTGATTTAATGTTGCTGACCGCTTCCGAAACCGGCTTGGTAGCTTCACTAATTTCAGCACGCATATTAGCATGAAACACTTCACGCTCTCGAGTCTGCAAGTCACCTTGCATTCTCTTAAGTTCTTCCTGCGCTTGTTGTAATTGCGCTTGTAAATTTGCTATTTCTCCCATTCTCTGCATTAAAGACGCTTTATCTATGTCGCCTTTCATATTCATAATAACTTGCGTTTTATCATAAATACCTGCATTTAAGAGAGTTAAATCTTTTTGTAGTTCTGCCATAGGAGATTTAGACCTAGTAGAACCCACAACAACCCTAACATCAAATTGAGCCGTTTGCATATCATACAATCTTTTTACTGCTCCGGTCTTATCATCAATAACCGGAATATTTAATTGTACTTCACTTTCATCTCCAACCGGACTTACAATTCGCAATGTCCTTTGTTGGTCATATACGCTAGGCATCCATTCAACTATTACTTTAGCTGAACGCGTTAACATGTCATATATAGGCAATATCTTCCAGTTCTGTTTTCTAGAACTTGATTCATCCATTATTTGAGCTTCTCCAACAGTTCCCGGTGCGCCCTGAGAGTTACCTTGGAGGAATTTATATGCGCCAAAAACTGTTTCTATATCAATTTCATATCTTGATTTTTCAGTATACAACTGAGAGGAAACAGCTGGCGGTGCGAATTCTTTTATTTTGCCAGAGGCGAGCGCACCGGGATTTGCACGGATGATAGCGTTAGGGATGTGCCATTTTTGAATTTCACTAGCGTCAATCGCTCCATCTTCATAAAGGAGCTTAAAGTTTGTAGTAGCGTTGGTATGTGATATAATTAATGCCTCAGTTCTATTTAACATTCTCTGAGGTGTTTTAGCATGCCGAACATCTCCACTTGGAAATGGATTTCCAGCATGTTCATTGCAAGCAACTGCTATTGGATATTCTGAAATTGGAAGTATTTCATCATACAAAACTGTATCTCCAACAACAAAAACTTCTCTTACCTTTGTTTGATAAGCTAATTGCTCTGTAATAATTCCTTTTTCAATAAAATCCTCATACTGCTCGTCTTTAATTAATTCTTTGTACTGCTCTTTTGTATATAATTGATTCTTTCCGGTATTTTGGTCAAGTATCAATGCGTGAGGTACATTAACTTTTGTAAAGTAACAATATTTACGAACCCTTTCTTGATGGTCCAAAGCCATGTCTCCAGAAGTTTCAATATGGTCTCTAGAATATTTTCCTGACGATTTTTCATTTCTATCCTCATCATCTTTAGCTTTTTCTATCTCTTTGGCATAGTTTGGAAATAAAATCTTTAAATGTTCTTTTGTGTGAATGTCTGAATAAATAATTGCGCTAGCATCAGAAAAGTCAGGCATAGATGAATTTGGGTCAACAAAAATTGATTCTGGTGGCATCCTTTTGGCTTTAATACTTCCAAGCCCACCATCTGCTTTCCAATCTGGATAGATATACATACATGCTATCCCTTTAACAATAAAATCTTTACAGGCTTGGCGAAAATGAACATCTCCATCTGAGTCATACCAAATTTTATCTAAAAGCTGGTCAAATACATACGCAACGTCATTATCTGTTTTTCCTACAGAATGAACATCCCACTCTGGAGCTGATGCTGCAATATTAGCTAGTACTTGCTCAACGGCAGGGCGTATCTTATTGTTAGCTTCGGGGGGTTGACCCACGCTGAGCAAGTAGTTCTTTTGAGATTTCGTTAACTGAGAACCGAGATAAAACTCATGGTCTTCAGCCATTTGATAGCGGTACTCACTAGAACTACTTTCAAAAAGCAGATAATCTGAACGGACTTCTTCCGCTGAAATCTCTTTTGTGTCTAGCTTAGCTAAATTTAACATATGTCTGAGCATATGTTACAATAATGTTACAGTAGAATCAAAATTTTTTGTTTAATAAAATTAAAGTGCTAATGGGAGCCAAAATTATATCGCTTGTATTTTCATCTCCTCCCTTAACAATGCTTGCTAACTCGTTTAAATACAAATATTTAACTGCTTTTCTAAGTTTGTCTACTTTAAATAACATTGAAAATTTAATATCTCCATCTATGGTAAAATTGTGGACCCACCATTTTGCATCTGTAATAGATATTCCACTTGGTTTTCCCCGAGAACGTATTTCAATCGCCATATTTCCAGTATCTGCCCATATATCTCTTTCTGTTTTAACCTCAATAGAGCCATCCCCCTCAAAAAGCTCTTTTATTTTTTGTTCATAAATTTGACCAAAGTCTAGGTCAATATCGAAATTGCCCATTACGCCTCAATAAAATCAGACGCAGTAAAGGTTTGCCCTGTTTCCCAATCTACTTCCATAACCGGAAGCGGAGCCATCCATTCTCCATGTTCATTTTGTTCTACGTCAGGCGCCCAAATATCGTCAATCGCCCAACGTAAAGCATCTAGGGTATCTTTTTTAAACGTACCATGTTCTTTGAAGTTCAATAATTCTGTCTCTAGTTCTTCATGGTCTTCTTTTAAAAATACTGAATGAGACGCAAAATGCGGTTGCATCTGTTTAATTCTGTAATACTTAGTCTTAATTGCCTGCCTAGTATTAATATTATAAAATCTACCCGTAAGTTTAGAATGCCTTCTAACATAGTCTGCTAGCATGACATGCCCTGTTTCCTCGATTTTAATATCTTTTGGATTGTATCTATCTGCTAGCTCAAAAATTCTATCAGCACCATCCATAGGAGCTACTTGCCCTCGAAAATAATCTAGAACATAAATATTATATTCTTTATCTACTGCAATAACCATGATTACAGTATAATCTGCTTTTACATTCTCACTCGATGCGGGGTCAACTCCTAAAAAAATATTTACAGGTAGCTTTGCTCTTCTGCCCTCGTCTGTTCTTAAAATAAAACTTTGCTTATCTTCATAGATATATTTTCCTTCCCAATAACGCATATCTTTTTCTTTAAAGATTCTAAAGCTATCATCTACAGGAATATTTTGATATTCTTGATAAAAATAAGCTATATCTCCTTCAGACTTTAATCTTTCTTTTTCTGCAATTAACCACTCATAAGGTCTTCTATCTTCCCATAAAACCTTTACTTTCCCATTTTTATCTTTAAATTCATTTCCTGTTGTTCCAAATTTGCCTTTGGGCATATCTTGTGGAATTGCTTGAAAAAATAAAGACTTCCAACCCTTGACCTTATAATTACCATCTTTATCATAAGCGAGTGGACCAGCGATTCTATTCAAATATGCGTCCGTATCTACTATTGTGCCTATAAATACAAGTTTTGCATCTCCAGAACCCGGAATAACCGCAGCGTTCAGCCAGCGCCTAAATTTATCACGAGCTGTAGGGGTAGTACTATTTGACTCGCCTTCTCCATCATCAATAATCGTCAACGTAGGACGATAAGCACCGTACTTTAATCCACGAACCTTTTGACCAGTTCCACGAATTAAACATTTACACATAATGCTCGGTCTACCATTATCGTCAAATGCGCCGATAACTTCTTTTTCTTCTTTTCCCCAGATAGAACCTTTTCTATCTCCAAAGAAATAATGAATCTTAGGATTAAATTCTATCTCATTACCAATCGCCTCTAAATTATACTTAGACTGCATCTCTGATTCTGAAATAAGGAGTAAAAACTTCTCTTCGCCGAATAATATTCTGTGTAAAGGGTAGATAAGATTGATAAATGTCGATTTTGCGTGGTCTCTTGGCGCCACTACGGCTAGTTTATCGCCTGAAGCCATACCTATTAAGGTTTTTGCTATTTCGCGGTGAAAATCGGGCGATTTGGAGCGCACATGGTAGTGCATTGAATTTTCTTCATCTCCAAATAATATTTCAGCAAAGGTAAAAATGTCCAAATACATTGCTTGAAGCATTTCTACTTTTTGTTTTTCGGACAGCGCTTTTAATTTTTTTTCAACTTTTGCCATTCCGCCCTGTAAATGTTTCTATGTATTCAATTTGTTCCTTGTAAGAATCTATATCCTCTAAAAGAGTTAAAATAAATTTAGCAACATGACCATCAATCTCGTAATAAACATTGTTAATGTTCATTAAGGCAAGTTCGTTTACATTGATTTCATCACTTTGAGACTGAGGCTGACTTATGTACCCCGTTGTCTTTACTGTTTTGTTTTGCTCCATATGTGGTTTCCGCAATGGTTTTTCGTACAGAAGATAATTTTTTAATGTCGCCATCAGATAAAGCGAATACACCTTCGATTTGCTCTTCTTTCTTTTCTTTGGTAAGATGTCCTAGCATATCGCTTACGCGGTTTAGCGCATTTAATTTTGTTGCTGCGGGAGTATCTCCTTCAATTAAATCGCGATATTTGTCAGCAACATAATCATCATCCATTCCCATCGCGCTTAATTTTTCTCTCATGTTCATTGATATGTACTCCCTGATATGTTTTCTTTTCAGAATTGTTAACCCACGACGCAAGGCTTGCTCTGGGTTATTATCTTTATAAACAGATTGGTAAGCAAGAATAACGGATTCGGTATCCCACATGCCAAGCTTGTTTGTAATCCCGTGTAAAAATAAAAAATCAACGAATGTTTTTTGCTTTGCAGTTGGTCTAACATCCTTAATTAAATCTCCCACATAACGATTATCTAAATCCCAATCATGTTGTTTTTGTGCGTAATAATGCTTTTTATGGCAACCGCGCTCTCCATAGCCAGTTCGGATAAAAATATATGGTTTTTTTGTGTTAGCAAATTTTTTTGTCTTTCTTCCCGTGCATTGTATCACTTTTTTGTCCGCAGTTAGTATCCAATCGCCGATTTCGGCGTCTCTCCAGTTATCTACAGGGGTAATTCCACGCTTTTTTGCCTCTTTTAGAGAATATTGGTCGAATTCTTTACCCCTGCAAGTAACTTTCATTGGATTATCCCGGATAAGCCCCTTTTTCTTCTACTTTGTACGAAACATAGTCTTTTCCACCTTGAGAAGTCTTTTTCCATCCAGCAATCTTTACTTCTTTTCCGTTTATTTTACCCTGACCCGTGAAATCGGGTTGATTTTCATTCGTCTTGTTATCGTTGTCAAAAATAGAAAATGTATTGTCTTTTGGTTCAAATGCCATTTAACGCTCCTGTTTTTTGTTTAAAAATAATTTCAAGCCCCGCTTTGAATATAACGAAAATGTTACAGTAGTTAAAAGAAAAAAAGATTGAATTTGCAACCTAAGGTTTATAAACCTAAGGTTTATTTACTTTAGGTTTATATATATATACTTAATATATACTTCTACTTCTACTTCTATATGTATGGCAAGGCTATAGCTAAGCTATAGCAAAGCTATGGCAAAGCCATTTTTAAAATATGGCTTGGCTATTTAAGTGTTGATATTGTTAGATATAAAAAGCTACTCCCAGACTACTCCCTAACTACTCCCTAGCTACTCCCTTGTTGTAATATGTCTATTTTTACACATAATACACATACTTATACACACTTAAAAACTGTGCAAAAAATGGATGGGACGTACTTTACGCAAGCACACCCCCTTCCGTTCGCGTTCGGTCTCGGCGATTTTCGTTGAGTACGCGTTTCGCGTTCGGTCTCCCTTCGGTGGCGCGCAATCATTATTATCTAGCCGGCTTTCAGTCCTATTTTTGCCTACGTTTGGACACTATAGCCGACGGTTATAACAAATTCGCTTGGTTTGTGCTAGCTTGCAATGGTAAATTTGAGGGTCGCCGACGGACTGAATCAGTCGGATTTGAAAACATAAATACACGCGAAGGACACCACCTTACGCGTAGAAAGCGAGAGCAAAATGAGTAGTATATATATAATAACACCCAACACCGACGACGTTGTCAACAAGAACGACAAGAACACCCAATACACCCTAAAGGGTGTAACTAGCGACATTCCAACACCCGCGGAATTTAGCGCGTTGGATGCCTTTGCTGACCACTTCGAGACCGAGGACGGGCAAATTGGAGACTACGCACGAGACCACGCGATGAAAACCGCACGGTCTGAGCGCGAAGAGGCTTGGCTCAATGCCGACGACGGATTGAAGGCATTACTCGACGAGAATGGGCAACTTCCACCGGACGCGTTCATTTAGCCCCAACGCGTTCTGATACACCGGCAAAGCCGGTCAAAGCCTAGAGCGGTTCTATCCCTTTGGGATAGCTAGGTTCGATTCCTAGCTAGGCTTCTATACCCTCGGCATAGACCGACAAATCGGAGCAATCCGGGGAGTAGCTAGGGAGTAATACGAAGTATTACACCCAGCTAAGACAAAAATTTGTGCTAGAACACCCTATAACGACGGCATAGGACACTCTAGCAAGAACACCCAAAACCATAGCCGTCATAAATGGAGTAAACACACTATGAAGAACAACATAGAAGCAGTATTAACACCCAACAATAGAAGTGATAACCCCTCGGATTATCTTTATGATGTAAAAGAGGGAGATGTCGTCGTATCTGTCGAGATTACCAATGGAGACTATACATGGCAAAGAAAACTCGTCGGTTTTTCAACAGACATGGAGACTAGAACGGCGCTGAAGAGCAACCTTAATACCGACCTATTAAAGGAGATAGCAAGGACTAATTGGGAGAACCATTACGACGAGGAAGACGACCATTATATGACAGATATGGAAAGTATGTTATTCATTGAAAGACCAGATTGGAAAGAACTAGGATGGCAAAGCACTAGCTTTGAGCTAGAAGATGCAAAAATTGAGTTTTCCCTCGGTAAATGGTGGATTAACAACAGTAAATGTAAACAACTGATTGTTTTAGATACATGGTCTAAAGACCGACCATTTTTAACATGGGTATATAACTATTACCGAAACTAGAATTTTAATTCTAGAACAACCAATAACAAACCTATAACTAAGGAGTATATAATGAATAGCCATAATAAAAACATATTTTTTACACCAACCGAAGACCACTTTAGTAAGGAGCAAGTAAACGGAATTGATAAGTTTATGTCAGAACCAATAGTGAAGGGATTGGTGCAAGTAGTCGGCGGACATTTTGACGGATTAACCTACGAATATGAGTCGGATATTATACTTAATCCCACTTGGTTTGACTTACTTAGCATAGCTAAGCAACAGAGCCATTGGACAGAAGATACTCACCATGTCTTTTTGGAGAGTTTCGAGATTGTTAATGCTTTTAGGTATATAAAAGCTAGCGAACTAGGACTTAGTATCGACGAATCTAGCGAGAGAAAGCAAAAAATAACCCTAGTCTCTCTATTCTTAGGCAGTTAATAAACAATTAACCAAACCTAGCATTTAAAAAAAGCTTTAAATGCTAGAACAACCAATAACAAAACCATAGGAGAGAACTATGAAAACAATAATCGAGAATATATTATTCAGATTACACCTTA